ATCTTTTTCATAAACAAGCACCCAAAGACTCTATCTACGCAAAGCCTATTTGGCCTTTTATAACTGTTCTGCATGGGAACAAAATAAAGATAGGTTCCATTTACTTTTCTGATTCAACTAATTACATGATGATAAGTCTTCTAGATATAAATCACCCTCAAACGTGCCCTAAACTGGTACATGTCATTGTAGCAAAAGCCTATGTTTGGAATGCAGATCCTAAAAAATATTGTCAGGTATCTCATACAGGAGATGATAAATGTAATTTCTTACCGGATAATTTAAAATGGAAAACAGGAAGTGGTAATCATAAAGGAAAAAAGAATAAGAGATTGTCTAGCAGAGAGGACGACTATATATTTGCAAAATCTAGAGGATATATTTTATGAAAACAATAGTATTAGGACCACCAGGAACAGGGAAAACTTGGACTTTGTTAGAAGAAGTAGATAAATATTTAAAGACAACAGACCCTAATCGTATTGGTTACTTTTCTTTCACACAAAAAGCTGCTTATCATGCCAGAGATGAGGCAATTAAAAAATTTAATTTAACAGAAGACGATCTTCCCTATTTTAGAACTCTCCATTCTTTAGCCTTTAGAAGACTGGGTCTTAAAAAAGAAAATGTAATGCAAACCAAACACTATGCTGACCTAGGGAAAAAAATAAATATTAGAGTAGATTACAATGAATACGATGATGAATTTACAGGGATCTTCACAACTAAAAGTGATTATCTTCGTATCATTCAACTCGCTAAATTAAGAAACATTACACCTGAACAACAATTTAATCTTCAAGAACATACCCAAGATGTTTCTGTAAAAAATTTAAAAATATTTGCCAATGAATTAAATGCCTATAAAAAACAATATGGACTCATAGATTATAATGACATGATTTTAGATTTTATAAAATCAGACACATGCCCTAAGTTTGATGTTGTATTTATTGATGAGGCACAGGATCTTTCTCGAATGCAATGGGATATGGCTAAATTTATTTGGGATAAAACAAAAGATTCCTTTATTGCTGGGGATGATGACCAGGCTATCTTTAGGTGGGCTGGTGCAGATGTCGATAGTTTTATTACTCAAACAGGGAAATTTTTAAAATTAACTCAATCTTTAAGAGTGCCCCAAGTAGTACATGATGTAGCAATGAATATTGTTAAAAGAATTTCCAAAAGACATCATAAAGAATGGGCACCTAAAAATAAAAATGGGCAGCTTTCTTATTACCATGATTTTCAAGACATAGATATGAGTCAAGGAAAATGGTACGTGTTAGCTAGAACTAAATACATGTTAAAAGATTTAGAAGAAGAGCTCTATAAAAAGGGGTTTTTTTATAAAAATAAATCTAAGAAAGGATATGAGTCCGATCTTTATAATGCTATTACAAATTGGGAAAATTTTAGGAAATCTCAAGAATTAAAGGCAGATCAAATTAAAGAGATAGCAACCTATATGTCTCCTAAACATTACATGAAAGAAAATTTACAATATTTAAATAAAGATAAGCCTTATAGAATAGAAGAATGTTACAATAAGCATGGACTTTTAACCAACGCTGTATGGTATGAAGCAATGGATCAGGCCCCTGCTAAAAGCGTTAATTACATAAGAAAAATGAGAGCTAACGGAGAGGCATTAAATAAAGAGCCTAGAATTTTATTATCAACGATTCATGGGGTTAAAGGAGGAGAAGAAGATAATGTAGTTCTTCTTACTGATTTAAGTTTAAACACACAAAAGAGTTACGATCGAAATCCGGATGATGAAAATAGATTATTTTATGTAGGAGCCACAAGAACAAAAAAACATCTACACATTATTCGACCTAAAGATATTTATAAGAGTTTTAAAATATGAAATG